CGATGGGTCACGTTCTCTCCTTTCCCCTTCTGTGTGTGATAAATCTCGCGATCTATCGCTACACAGTTAGGAAGTGGACTCAGAGCGTCCCGTTTGACTTGCCGAATCGGGAGGAGGAGCGGAAGAGGCGATTCGGGCTTGGAGCAATTCTTCTCCAACATGTTCTTGTGAATGGAGATGATATGCTCTTCAAGGCCGAAAAGTCTCTCTCGCAACTCTTCTATCAGACATGCAAGCTTGTTGGTTTCAAGATTTCCGTAGGGAAGAACTATATCTCCCCTGACTGCTGCATGATGAACTCGCAGGTCTTTCGACGGGTGTCCGGCCGAATGGAGCGTGTGGGTTATCTGAATCAGAGACTACTTCTTGGCATGAATGTCAAGAAGCAGGGTCTGTCTCAGGCGATCCCAACTCAGTTGGGCAAGGACATCGGAAAGATGGTTTCTCTCGCTCCCTGGACAGGTTGCACTATACCAATGTGCTTCCGCAGGTTTGAGCAGGACTGCGGGTGGTTTCATCCCAACTGGTTCTTGCCGGTGACCCTAGGCGGGTATGGAGTCCCGATGGAGCTTGCTCCAGTGGATCTTCGGATTACGAGGGAGCAGAGGCTTGTGGCGGCTATGTTTGTCTCAAAGCCGTCGCTTGCTCTCTACTCATCGCGTAAGGCCGCGGGTGAGGATTCTCTTCATCTGTCGGACCTAGATCTCCTTCGGTATCACTGGGCGGTTGGTGACTGGGTTGAGTCGGAGGATGAACTCTCGACAGATGAATGGCTCCAGAAGCAATGTCTCTGGAACCGTCTGTCTGATCGAAAGCTTGTGGATGACGTCGACGAGGTCAGTCTTTTCGTTAAGAACCAACTGCGGAAGGACTACAGGCTCCGACCGATGAGTCTTGAGCGCCTTCATGATTATCTAGGTGCTCGACTTCTTCCTTCGGGCCATGTGCCTTGTCCTCCAAATCCCTTCGTCCGGCTCCCGAACATGTACGACCGATGGTTCGCGCTGAATCTGGCGTCTGCGAGTACGGGGTCAAGCGGAGCTCACTAGTTGAGTGGACCAAAACGGTGCTCGCCTTGTCAGCGGGCTCAATATCCGTGCTAAACAAAATGCCGAGAGACTGCACGGCTCCTAATTTCGCTTGATGTACAGTCCTTCATGAAGAAGCATCCCGTGAGACATCTGTGACAATTCCAAGTCACTATGGCTCGCAAACGCGCGAAGGGTCGGAAGGGTGTTGGTGCGGCGGATCGAGTGATCCGCGCGCCGAGGGCGATTGGAACGGTCGTGCGGACGAGGAATCCCCAAGTTCGGGGTACTCCCCGCGGTATTGTCATCCGCCACCGCGAGTTTGTGGAACGCCTGACTGGGTCGGACAACTTCGCCTGGGATGGTTTCTCAATCAATCCTGGGCTTGAAGCTTACTTCCCCTGGCTGTCCGCAATCGCTTCGCGGTATGAGCGGTACCGTTTCAAGAAACTCGCCTTCGAGTTCGTCCCCGCTGTCTCTGCCTCAACAACGGGCAGAGTCGTTCTTGGCATCGACTTTGATCCTGCCGATGCTGGTCCGGAGGACTATGCACAGGTCGTTTCGTATCATCTGACCTGCGCGGGTCCCGTGTGGAACCCCCTCAAGATCGAGGTGCCCATGAAGGAGCTTGCTAGTGAACCTGCGAGGTTCAACAGATACGGAGTCCTCGCAACGAATCTCGATGTGAAGACTTACGATCTCGGCAATCTCTACATGTGCACGCAGGACTTCATCACAGATGGAGGCGCTGCAGGCGACATCTTCGTCGACTATGAGGTCGAGTTCCTGATTCCACAGATGGAAAAGGCAGCCCTGGGCGCTTGGTACTCATGTAGCTCAGGCTGCACCGCTGGGGCCCCCTTGGGTGTGAATGGAACAGGTCTCACACGCCAGGAAGGGAACGTCAATCTGACGACTGACGGTAACGGAGCGATCAAGTTCTTGGAGCCCTTTGAGGGCATTCTGTCCGTCTCGAACACGGGTACTGCGATCGCACAGTGTGCTGTTGATTCTGGCACAAACTGCGAGCAGTCAGCACTCCTGCAGAGTACGACGGGATCAGCTGCGACGACCGGAATTGCGAATTTCGCGGTTCGTGCACTCAAGAACGAGGTCCTGAAGCTTCTTTGGGGCACAGCGACTGGAATCAGTGCGACAACGGGCCGACTCTACTGTGTTCCTGGAAAGGTCAGCGGTGGAATCTACTACTAAGCCTTTCTGGTCTGGTCCTTCTTTCTCCCCTGTCGAAGAAAATTCGAAAACCCTGATGGTGCAGGTAGCATCATGCAGGACTCCATGAATATGGAGCTTTGGGAATGGAACTTCCTTCAGATGCAAGGTTCCGGGGAAACCCGGTATGTAACCGTCCGGCGGACTGGAGGCCGAAGCGGGTGGAGAGCCCGATATGTTCGGTATTGCGCATAAGGGGGAACCCACTCATACTGGGCTGGTCTACTCCTAGCGGAGTCGACTTCTCTTTGAGACCTTTCGTAAAGTTAACCTGTGCGCTACTCCTTCCGTGTAACCCTCTACGATGTCGAGATCATTGATCGGACCTCGTGCATCTCCTGGTTGCCCTTTGCTTTGATATCTCTGGTCCTGCGGGCCCCTCTTCCGAAGAAGGGGGGGGCAACACTGAG